TGAAGCCATGCGAGGAACGCTCGTTCTGCGCGGTCGCCTTTTTGTTTCTCTGGGCTGCTCATCGAATCGTCCTTCCTCGAGATTCGACTATCTGGGCGAATACCCAGAGGTAGCCAGCTGCGTCGACGAGTGAGTCCCGGTGGATGATGCCCGCTTCGTAGTTGTGGCGAAGTCGGGCGAGTTTGACTGCGACCATGAAGAGCGCTCCGTCTTCCGGGCTGAGCTGGATGCCGGAGAGGTTCTTGAAGATGTCAACGACTCTCGAGTAGTCGTCGATCGGGTGTCCGTAGGCGGTGTTTCGTTGTCCGTGTACGAGTGCGTCGGCCTCTTTGAGGATGTCGTCGAGCATCGGAGCCTCCTTTTCTGTGTTCATTAGTAGGGCGTCGGTGATGCGGCGATTCGTTCGAGGCGTACGATCTCGGCTCCGAGTGATGCGATGAGCTCGTGCATCTTGTCGATTCGAGTGACTGCGAGGATGAGGTCGTCGCGGAGGAGTTCGTCTTCGCAGTGATTCGCGTGTTCGGTGAGACGTGCTTCGAGTGGGATGGCGAGCCATTCTTCGCGAGTAATCATCCTTCCCTCCAGATGGCGAGCGTGATGAGTGTGATCGCGGTGAGGACTATCGTCCCGGCGACGATGTAGTCGTAGGCCGTCATTCTTCTACCGCCAGTTCGTAGGTGCTCCACTGCTCGAAGCCGCCTTCGCGGTAGATGTGTCCGGCTGCGATGACGGAGATCGCCGGGTCGAAGAGGTCTTCGCACGTCTCGAGGACGCCTTTCGTCTGGAGGTAGCCGTCTGGCCAGTAGCGGTTAGGTTCGCACCATGAGGGGCCGTGAATCTGGAGGATGCCGTAGGAGACGCCTCGGGTGAGGTCGCCTCGGACGTCATAGGAGCATCGAGACTCGTGCCATGCGATCCGGTCGAGGAGCGCGGCTTCGTCGGGTGTGAAGCCGATCGTGAGCGCTGTGTCGTAGACGGGTGGGCAGATACCCCGGGACGGTGCTTTCGGCTCTCTGGGAGCCTCTGGGCGCGCCTGAGAGGTGCTGGTGAGCCAGATGTCGGCCCACGGGTCGAGGGAGGCGGTCGTCGGAGCCATTTCACTATCCGTAGGGAGGGCGGATAGGCCCGCTGCTCCGACGACGCCCATCGCCGAGAGGAGGATGATCGCGAACGGGTTCACGCCACGCCTCCAGAATCGAACTCTTCCCCGATCGTGTTGAGGGTGAGAGTGACGGGTTTCGACCATAGGGCGGGGTGAGCCGAGAGAGGCATCGGGCCTTCGACTGCTCTCATCTGGAGCGAGGCTGACTTTATCCTACCCTCATTCGTCGTAATCACCGTGACCTTGAGCTGAAGTCCGTCCGGCGTCGTGCCGAATAGCCGCTGGTAGCGGAAGAGTTCCGCGTCTTGCTGTGTCATTCTGAGCCTCCTTATGACTCGGAATCTATGGTAGGGGAACGGTGCTCTCAGATGGTGGATTTCCGAGGACTACCGTCTTGCGGATCATCCCGACTGGTATCTGGAGGACGGAGTCGAGGGCGTCATCTGAGCCGATCGACTGGGCAACGACGACGTGGCCTCTTTTGGCGTCCGGGAGGAGGAATCCGACTGTCTCGACGACGTACGGGTCGGAGTCGAGCTCTTCGAGCGTCGTCCATGAGTGCTCGGCGTGGGCGTCGTGCCAGATAACGAGCACCGGGACTGCATCTAGTCGAGCCATAGGACGAACTCCGCGGTCGTGATGCCTGCCTCCGGGTCGACGAAGTGGAGGCGCTGGGACGGTCGTCCTTGAGCTGCGAGCTGCTCGGCTGCGTAGACGTTCCCGGACTCCGGGGAGCCAGTGACGAAGACTCGAGCACCGTTCGGGATCGTGAGACTAAGCGGCGTGTGATAGTGCCCCATAAACGCTTCATCCCATTCCGGAGTAATGCCTGCCGCCCATCCGGTGAACTTCTTGATGATCGCGAAGATCGGCGTCCCGCCGAATGAACGAATCTCGTCGCCGTGAACTAGGAGGGCGCGATACTTGCCGATCGTGAAGTGTTGGAAGAACTCTTCGCTCATCTGCCACGAGATGCCGAGGTCGGTCGTGCGGTCTTGGGCGATCTTGTACGCCATGCGGTCGAAGTTGTCGCCTCGTGGCATGGTGCCGAACTTGCCGATCCGTCCGTGATTCCCGAACTCGCAAATGACTCGCACCGTCTCGAAGTTCGCTGCGAGTGTGCGGACGAGTTTCTCGATGATGCGGGACGTCTCGAAGAGCTGCTCGAAGAGGTACGCCTCGACTTCGTAGAGTTGCGACTCGAAGATTCCGAGTCCCTCGACCATGTCTCCGCCGAGCATGAGGACGGCTTCCCGGACTGGATGATCTTGACGCTGAATCTCCGTTATGCGGAGCACTTTTGAGGCGAAGAGGTCGATTCGTTCCGCGCACGTTTCGACAGAGTAGGACGTCGTCTTCTTGCCGAGTTGCCAGTCGGTCGCATGGATGAGGGCGACTTCGGCTTTCTTTGATCGGCGATCACGTTTCGCGATGACCGGCTTCGGAGTCTTGACTGCGAGCGCAGCCTCTCGAGCTGCACGATAGACGGCTTCGACGAGCTCTTCCCGGGCGGCTTCTTTCGTTGCGAGCTTTCGTTGCGTCTTCTTGAGCGTCGACTGAAGCTCTTCGATGATCTTCAGATGGTCGAGTTCATCTCGCAGAGGCATAGCCCTCTAGCTTTCTTCGGTATCGAGTGAGTCCGTTCTCGTTGACGCCTTGCAAGCCTTTAGAGATCATGAGGTCGAGAATCGACCGGGTCGAGTAGATGTCGGCTCGACGTAATGCTTCGAGCCATTCCTCCCGATCCTTCTTCGTTTGTGCGTCTAGAAACTCGTTGATGATGGCGTGATGAGTCTTAGTCGGATGAAGCTCGTCCAGAATCCCCATTATGTGCCTCCTCGTCGTCGATGTGTTGGATTAGTGCTTCCGTAGCTTCGTCGAGCGAGTCCTCGATCTCGTTGAGGTGATCGTCGATCTGTTCCAGCGTACGCCGGACGAAGGCGTGATCGGTGGCATTTTCGCGTCGAGCGCGCTCGATGAGAGCTGCTGGGAGGCCTGCGGCGATCACTCCGAACGCTGCGATCATGGCGACGAGGACGGTCTCCGTCATAGGTTCACTCCGGAGGGAAGGCTTTCGCCGAGGACGTACCGAATGTGCCACGGTTCGGACTGCACTTCCCAGCTCCAGCCGAACTCGTCGCAGTGTGCGAGGAGCCATTCGAGGCGCCCGTTCTGTCCGACGTTCCAGATGTCTACCGCGCAGCCCCAGCCATGATTAGAGGTACCCGGCGTGGCAAGGGGAGCTAGTCCGGGCTTTAGGTACCATGTCGCCCCGTTCCATGTCCGGGTCGGACGTCCGGCGAGTGGCGTCTTCGTGTAGCGCTGAAGGAAGACGGCTTCCTGCACTGAGTAGGGACGGTAGGCGTCGAAGGCGGAGGTCGGCTTGAGGACGACTCCGTCGAGCTTCGCGGCTTTCTTCATCGCCGCCCATGATGCCGCCGCAGTCAGATAGAGGAAGCCGGAGGGACGAATCGCGGTAAGAAGATCGGGCGAGAGCTTTCCGTTCTGCTGACCTTTGAGGCCAGTAGGAAGAACGAATCTGCGGACGGGGAGACTATTCGACGCCACGACCGAACGCAGCGTCCTTCGGGTTAGCCCATCGCATGAGAGGAGGTAGAAGAGCTGCGACCGCAGCCTTGACGAGATCATCCGGGGCGTAGTTGCCGGTCGAGGCGACTGCGATCACTGCGGCGACAACGCTTCGAGCGTACGAAGTGAGCGCGGCTTTCTGACTGTTAGAGAGCTGCATCTTCTGGCTCCGGTGGCGGTGGCGGGACGATGACTTTCCCGTTCACTACTTGCCAGCCGATAGCGGCAGGATGCTCGGCGTCGTACTCGATGAGGTGCTGCGGATCGGTGTTCGTCCAGTCCGAGGCGACGACTTCGACGTTGACGACGACGCCGTTCTTCGTATCTGGGGCGACGACTGCGACTGTTCTTTCCATGATGTCCTACTCTGCGTACTCGATCCATACGTAGCCACTACCGCCTGCCGCGCCATTAGTACCAGCGGTGCCACCCGCGCCGACCGTAACAGTGATGCCCGTACCGGGTGTTACTGCACCGCCTGCGACAATGTAAGCACCGTCGCCGCCAAATGTAACCGAACTGTCTGTAACGTCCGCGCCTCGGAACTGAGAACCCGCCGCGCCGTTTCCGCTATTGACTGTTCCGGCCGTAACTTTGTAAAACCCATGAGCAAGCATTAGCGGCGCGGCGGCGCCGCCTGTTGCGGTAACGGTGCCACCTGAAAACGCCACCGAACTATTGCCGCCGGCGGCGGTGCTTGCTGTGCCTGTGCTACCGCCGCCGCCGCGAACGTGGGCGATCGCATGAACGACGCCAGTAGGCGGCGTAAACGTGCCGCTAGCGGTGAACGCTGTTACCTTTGTCGTCTTCACTGCTCCACCTGTCGGGAATACTAGCGCTGATGATGCCGAGAGGAATACTATCGAAGCGCCCTGATACTGCGAGAGCACGAGCGAGAGTCCGTTGAGTGTCACGCCTGCGCCTGCGGTGATCGTCGTCGCTCCGGCGCCTTTGTTGAGAACTTCGACGGTATCTCCCGCGGTGAAGATCGAGTTATTCACCGTGACAGTGTTCGCGGAGGCGTCGTTCATGATGACGCGCTTCCCGGCATCTCCGACGACGAGCACGTAGGAGGCCGTCTGATCGTTGATCGGGAGGTTCGTTATGTCGTTGAGCTGCTGAGCTGTGAGCACGGCTCCAGCCGAGAACGGGAACGGAGTCGTCATAGTGCTAAGAGCCTAGCCGACTAGGTGAGGACGTTATCCGCGTCGATGCGTCCCCGGAGGCTGTCGTCGAGGAGGAGGGCATAGACGATGGTCGTCGGAGCGGTGTAGAACGTGACCGTCTCGCCGCGTAGGTCGATCCGGTGGGAGATGCCTTCGACGGTGAGCTCTTCGGTGACGGTGAGCGGGGAGCCGGTCGTGAACGTGCGAGTGACTGCGATCGTTTCACCGATCTCGACGGCTGCGACCGCGTTCTTCTGCCCGGTAGTGAGGGAGCCGAAGAAGGTAGTGACGCCTGAGAATCGTGGCTCCGGGGAGCCTTCGAGGAGGTAGTTCGCGAGCGTGAGCGCTTGAGTGTCTGTGGAGAGGAGGGAGTCGGTGATGCTTTCGGCCTGCGTGAAGTAGAGGGCGATCGAGGTCGGGTCGGTGGCAGTCTGGGCGGTTCCTCCGGGGCGTTGCACGGTCACCCGGTTGAGGACGGAGTCGACCGTGAAGTCGACGAAGACTTCCCGGTAGGGCGTGTTTGTGCCGTCGTCGGCGAAGGTGACGCTCGGAGCGGAGAGCGTGTTTCCGATTCGAGGCTGGAAGACGAGGTCGCCGTCTGATGCTCGGACGAAGATTCGACCGCGTTCGGCTGCGTCTATTTTGCGAAGGTAGTCGAGGGCGTTTGTGCCTTCGGCGATCGCATAGTTCCCGAGTGTTGTCGTCCCGGTCGTAATGTCTCGGAGGGAGGCGCTCCAGCCGACTTCGGTTCGGTCGAGGATGGTCGAGACTCGAGCCGAGGAGAGCTCTTGAGAGGGCGTGAAGGCGTTGAGGAATGAGTTCGAGAGGATGAAGAGGTCGTCGGCTGCGATGATCGTCACTTGGGGGATGGCTTTCGGGCCGACGTAGTCATAGGTGAAGTCCACGACTCGACCTCGGAAGATGACTGTCGAGTTTCGGGTGATGCGTATCTGACGCAGAGGGGAGAGTCCCGGGGTGTCATCGAACTCGTCCCAGTAGATGCTGGCTTCGTTATACGGGTCGAAGGCTCGAGTCGTGTCGCGGGCGATGATCGTGGCTCGTCCCGGGGCTATCGAGTCGAGGACTGACTTCTTCCCGCGGTCGATGTTGACGGAGACGACGTCGATCTCGGCGAACTGATCGACGCCGTCGAGAACGTAGGTCGTCCCGTTTAGGATTCCTTGCTGAGTGTCGTCGAGTGTGAAGCCGTCGCCGAAGCCGACGTCGAGCTCTACGGTGAGCGTCCCGCCGGTGATGATGTTCGCGGGCATGGCTCAGACTGCTATCTGAACGTCTAACGGCCCGGAGACGAGGTTATAAGTCTGGAGAGCTTCGACGACGAGATTCGGAAGGTTCGCGTCCGCCGTTACCGTGTTGACGGTGACGTTGTAGACGGCTTGCTTCGGTGCGTAAGCGGCGTCTAGCGCGGATGGAATCTCGTAGAATCGGCTCTTCGCTGCGTAAGCGGATGAGAGTTCCGCCGGCATCGTGTAATAGCGATTCTTTGCGTCGTAGGCGCTCGGATCGAATGGACTTGTCGCAGCTCCTCCGCCGCCTCCGCCGCCGCCTCCGCCGCCTCCGCCGCCGGTGGACGTGCCGCCTCCGACTGGCGGGATAGTGAACGATGGCATCGACGAGGCGCCCGACTCCATGCGGTCGAGGCGGTCGGGGACTGCTGCTCCGGGAGCTGATGGTGCGCTAGGAGCTGCACCGAACGAGCTCGAGATCGACACTTTACCGATCTCCGGGATGTTCTCGAACGGGTTCAGTTTGTTCGCTTGACGGATCGCGAAGTTCACGACGTCGATGATTCCGTTCACGGCTTTCTCGAATGTGCCGACGAGGAATCCTGCGATCTTGAGCACGAATGAGCCGAGCGATGAGAGCGCTCCCATGAATGTAAAGACGACGTCGATCACCGGGCCAATCGCTTTTCCTACGACGTCGAAGGCGACTCCGAGGACTTTTGTCAGTGTTGGGGCGACGTAGGTAGTCACGAACTTGATGAGGTCGCCGAAGAAGTCGCGCATCTTCTGAATGTTCCCCGAGTTCTCTTGTATCTTGTCGGATACCTTCTCGAAGATTTGGCTCAGTCCGTCGAAGACTTTGATCGCGACGTCACGGATGACCGGGACGAGTTTCTCGCCGATGAACTCGGCGACTTGCTGAATGAACGGGAGGAGTCTGTCTCGGATGACCGGAACGACTTTGTCCCCGATAAAGATGGCGATCTTCTCGAAGATAGCTGCTAGTGCTGGGCCGTACTTGTCGACAAGTTTCTGGAACGCTGGGACGACGTCTTCGACGATGAACTGGGCGATCTTGGAGAGCACCGGGAGGACGTAGTATCCGACTTGTTCGACGAGCTCACCGAAGAAGACTTTGAGTCTGTCGACTTGTCCGGAGAAGGTTCCTGCGGCTGCTGCTGCAGAGCCTCCGAAGGTATCTGCGAGCACCTTCATGACTTCGTCCATCGAGGCGCCTTCTTTTATCATCGTTGCCATCTCCGGGGAGAGGCTGCGAAGCGCCCGGAAGTTGCCTTCGTACGCTTTCGCGAGTGCGTCGGCGATGGTCGTCTGATCGGTTTGGAGCGCGGTAGAGATGTCGAGGACGAGAGTCATGTCCCGGAGTGCGGTTTCTGTGTTTTTCGTTCCTCGAAGTAGTGCCTCGTAAGCTGGGCGGAGTTTGTCGTCTGCGACGCCGGTCGCGAGACTCATCGCGCCGAGCTGGTCGTCGATCGACTTCACCATCTCCTCGGATGCCCCGGTGACGTTGCGCATCGTGACCGCGAGCTGCTCGAATGACTTCTGGTCGTCTGCGGCTTGCTTCGCGGCGAAGCCGATCCCAGCGGCGAGAGCTCCGACGCCTGCGGCTGCGGCGAGTCCGAGTTTCTGAACGGCTCCGCCGAACTTGCCGAGAGCTCCGTCGGCTTCGTCGAGGGACTTCTTGAGCGGGCCGGCGTTGCCGACGATGGAGACGGTGATCGGTTTGGCCATGATTAGAGGTCGTACTTATTGCGGACGGATGTTATGCGCTCGGCGTAGAGGTTCGCGATCTCGCCTCGACGAGTGTCGGTCGCCTCGTAGATGAACGGGTTCGGCTTGATTCGACGCTTCGGCCAGCCGAAGTGAATCGGCCCGGCATACTCGACGAGATCACCGGACGCCGCACTCCCGGAGCGCTTAGAGCCACCGGAAGAGCCGACTCGAATCTTCGCAGCGGTCTTCGTGGAGGCGTTCTTCATAGAGTTCGCGAGAGCTCCAGAGAGCACCGGGACGAAGCGCTTCGCATCCC